ATCGTAATCTCCGTAGAGGGATACTGTTGAAGAAAGAGGTGTGTGTGACGTGTCACCTGTATTTCTTGGATATACCGTGTCTCTCGATCACGATAATAGGTGACCATGCGACAGGCACGGTTCATGCGTAGGTTCGTGACAGAGGCGCATGCAGACGGAAAGGTCAGACGAAAGGTCCCATTGTTTTCATGGCGAACGAGACGGGAGAAGACGGGATCGGTGTGGAACTCTTTTAGCGAAAGGGTGTAACGAATACGCAAAAAGGGATGGGGTACCGTAGGCAGAATGCGGAGCCCTTCGGACAGGCTAGTGACCTCAGGATCATCATATACAACGCTCATAGGAGTCATTCTATGAAATGATAGGAGACGGATGTTTAGGTTTACAAGGCTTACAAGCCCTTCGGTCAGGCTTACAAGCCCTTCGCAAAAGCAATCACATCGTCGCTCTTTCGCTCACCAGGGTATTCAATGAGCTCGCTTCCCTTTTGGATAAGGATGGTCGGGAAGCCCTTGACCCGATCCTTGTAGGGCGCCATGGCGTCTTTGTCCTGATCCGCATCTAGCATGCGAACGGTGGCCTTCTTGCCTGACAGGTCAATCGGAGAGGCCGCCAGGAGTTTCGCAAATTCGGGAGCGGCTGTTTGACAGTGACCGCACCATTCTGCCTTAAAAATCATGATCGTCATATCCTCTCCCTCAAACCCCTCGGATATCGGTCGGAGGGAGATCAGAATAAGAACAAGTGCAAGAACGACGAGTGCGATATGAGTGGCCTTCATGTCTACGAAAGGTCTCTCTTTTCTCTACGAGGGGTGCAGAGAGCATAAACCGTAGTCGCCTTCTTCTGTATAGCGCAACGCAAGACAACGCATATGACACAGTGGACACCTCGTGCAGGATGGAATTCTATCTTTTCTGCTGAAGAACAGCAGAAAGGATCGGATGTGTTTCACAATCTCATGCAAACTTGTGAGAAGAATGATACAAACAGTGTCCTACGATTGACAGCTGCCACCGCAGAGACCGTAGTCATGATGAAGATGTATCAAGAGAAATATCCAGGGTTGCGCTATTCAGAGGCACAAGAGCGTATTCTCCATCAGTATGTAACCCCTGTTGTACCTGTGATACGTGTGAAGCATACAGCGCCTCATAGAGCCCCTATGATTCATAAGGCACATTGCAACCCCCATGCACCACCGTTCGTCCCTCGTATCGCACAACATACAAGAACCCCCTATGTCGCACTTCTATCCGTCCATCGGGAGCAACATAAGGGAGAGCATGGTCACAAAAAAGAGAATTGTTTGAATGAACATGCCCGTCATAGTGAGAGCGCCGTTGGACAAAAACGTGACGGTAGACCCAAAGAAGCGCTGAAACACCCGCGCGGTCTCGGGGTTCGCAAATAAGAAAAAGACGACGGCACTGTAAAAACTGTATTTTGCTTTGAGCATGATACGATGAAAGGAGAGGGTGCTTTGGAAGTCTTTAGGCTCTTGGCCTTTCGTCTGAACCGGTTGGCTAGGTTCCATTCTAGGAAGACAGCTGATCTTTTGACACGAGAAGCATACTCAACACGAGCTCCGAATCTAGATAGAGAACATGAGGATCAAAGGTAAAGACTTCGTCCATAAAGAGGGGCGTCCGATTGAGTCGGTGAGAGTAGAGCGGATCCACACGAACATCATCCTTGCGAAGGGACCGTCCGTCTACATCACGGATACGAAGGGGGACATGATGTGCCCCTCCACACACGACATAGAGATGGCGATCGGTAAAAAACTCAGAGAGCGATTCGTGAACCATGGACGTGCGATTGGAATAAGTCGGGTCCACCCATTCCTGTGCCGTAGGCAACGTCATGTTTTCATTCAGTAGATAGAATTGAAAGGAGGTATGACCCGCTTTCAAAGAAGACAGACGGACCGCGGGAAGGTGAGAGAGTTGCTGGACAAATTCGCGCTTCTTCGAAGCGGTGAGCCCCTTGACGTAAGAGCGTGTCCCACGAAGTTGCTCTTGAAAAAAGGACATGACAACTGCGGGGAGATGATGAACACGATAGATACAATCCACGTGTCGGTCAGAGGAACGCTGATGTAGATGATGGCACATGTAGAAGAGCGAGGAGAGAGAGGAGAAGAGACGAGGGGACGAAAGCGTGGACTTCAGATGATGAGATTCTAGCATGCTGTAAATGGGATCAAACATCACACGAAAGTGGTCAAAGAGGGGAAGCATGGCATGACGGAAGAGGTGATCCATTTTCCCCCCATCATGGATAGATTCGTATGACCCTCCTTGCTGTGCACTGCTAGAAGCAGGCGCATCCACTGCCTGCTGCATATGAAGGATTGTCAGAAGTGCCCTGATCCGATTCTGAAGAGCAGTGTTTCCATCTATGACCGCGCTTTCAGGCGCAGGAACCCTCTCAAATACATTACGAGGCTGAATCTCGGGTTTATCTTGAATCGCTCGGATCTCTTGAGGAAGTTCTTGGAGACGAAGGCGATGAATCGCATCCACATGATACTTCCAGGTAGAAGACATAGAGGGCTGCGACAATTGCCAGGCCACTTCCAATAGCAGCAAGTATTGATCACGAGGATTTGGAAGGAGTTTAACGTGGAGGCCACTAGAGGGAGACTGGATCGCCTCCACAATATGTTGTAGACGAGCCATCACCCTCCTTTTATGAGACAGAAACAACGCATCTTTTTCTGTACGATGCGCCTTACCATATGCTTCGATCTCTTCAGGAATCTGCTTGATTCGTATACGAAGAACCTCTAGAAGCTCATTTTTATCATCCACGTTGGCAAATGAAAAGGTGGTATTATCCCATCCGTGCCATCGCATATAGGTTCGTAGAAGATACATCACATTCTTAGGATAACGTGGATCAGTAAAGGTTTTCTGAAACGTTGCATAGTCTTGGTATAAGAGGGAAATAGGGGGCACATCTCTTTTCATCGCAAATACATCTCCTCCCACATTGATAAAGGATACCTCATCGGGCACAACATACGATTGTGACAATGCCACATGGGAGGCATTCGCAGTGGGAGCATTTACAATGCGAGCATTTACAATGGGAGCATTCGCAGTGCGAGCATTTACAATGCGAGCATTCGCAGTGGGAGCATTCGCAGTGCGAGCATTTACAATGCGAGCATTCGCGGCAGGTGTATCCGCTTCCACTGTAGCAACAACGGCTGCAGCCGCAGGAACATCCATGCTCATTCTACAGGGCCATACGGAAATGTGCCCATGACAACGATCGCGCCATAAAAATTGATACGATCGGTCTCATACACGAAAACACACACAATGGAACCAAACAAGCTCTTTTATCCGTGGAATCCAAAGAATCGGGAGATCACTCCCTCGGATGTGATCCCGATTCTTAAACGATATGGCTGGAAGGGCCGTATTCAGAAATTTGACCTCTTTTCGCAGGCCTGCTGCCACAAATCCTATGTGGATCGCCCTGAGCTCTGGAAAGAGCAGGAAGAGCACGGAGATGAAATGACGATGGCTCCACGACCAGATGACTGTCTCCCCTTACGCCGGTGTGACAATGAAGAACTGGAATACCTGGGAGATCGCGTGCTGGGTCTCATTACGGCGTCCTATGTCTCCAAGCGCTATCCAGGACAGGGAGAGGGATTCTTGACTCGCATCCTGTCCCGCATCGTCAACAACAAGCAGCTCGGAATTCTGGCAAAGGATGTGGGCATGAGTCGTTGGATCATTCTGAGCCGCCACATGGAGGACGTGTGCGATGGACGCAACAACCTGCGCATCATGGGGTCGATGTTTGAGGCCTGGTTTGGGGCACTCTATCTCCAAGAGGAAGAAGCGGGCCGAGGACTTCAACAGTGCCACGACCTTCTGGTTCGCATCTTGGAAGAGCACATTGACTTTGTCCAGATCATTATTGAAGACACGAACTACAAAGATCAGCTCCTTCGCAAGTTTCAGACGCTGTATCATATCCCGCCGAGATACAAAGAAATCGAAGTGGTGGGTCCACCGCATGATCGGATGTTTACGATGGGCGTCCTGGATCCCATGGACCGCGTGGTAGCCGTCTCCACGGCGAGGAACAAGAAGGTGGCGGAACAAGAGGCGTCCCGTCTTGCTCTGGAGATTCTAGAGGCTACGTAAGTATCACACAGCAACACACAGCAACCCATCGGTCTTGTCCTATTTTTATTACATCCTAGTAGACCATGGACGCCAGTCAAATCACCAAGTTACTACAGCAACAGAACACTCGCACCCTGAGCCGAGCCCAGACAGTGGATTCTAGCACACTCACATGGCAGCAACAGATTCGCTCTTCTACCTATATCAAGGGCGCTTCATGCCAGGATAGGAATGTTCCGACACAGGGTTGTGCAAATCAGAACGGCGGCTGTTCCTATGGTGGTCAAGGAAAGCAGATGACCCTCATGACGGGATCCACCCAGATGGTTCCGAGTGTCTTCTCGGCCGCCACAGGTTCTGCCACTCGTGTGTATTCTTCAGAGGCCATCCTTCTCCAGAAAGCGGGGCAGAATGCGTGCTCGGTCGCCACGGATCGTGTCATCACTCTTCCCGCCTGTGACTGTACGGATACCAATGGTCCCACTGCCTCTCTTTCCGATCCACCGATCAACCATCAGGCCAACCCGTATTTGCCAGCGTTTGATACGTATCATGCGCTCAAGAATCCATGCTTCCCCACTCAGGACCAGAATCAGAAACACTATGTGTCTAACTGTTGCCCATAGGAGTTTCTCCCTCTTTCTTAGATGGCGGATCCTAAGCCAAAAGGTGTCCAACCAAAAGGTGTCCAACCAAAAGGTGTCCTGCCACGCGGCATTCAGCCAAGTAAGGTGGTTCAGCATTTGCCAGATGAGATTCGTGCGACACTTCCTGTCTCATCGATTGCCTCCCCATCGATTGCTCGTCGTGCCCCGTTTCAAGGAATTGCTGAAGCCGCTCAAGCGGCAGCAGCCACAGAAGCACCGCGCGTGAACCCCCTTGTCCGCCCCGATGTCTCTCTCAAAAAGGGTCAACCTGTCGCCGCCAAACCTGCCGCCAAACCTGCCGCCAAACCTGCTGCCGCCGCTGCCGCACAGAAAGCCGCTGCCACACCCGATATGGTCCCCCGTGTTCACGAACCTCAACGGGAAATTCTAGAGCGCATGGATCGCCTCGCTGTCAAAGGAAAAGAGACCGCTCTTCGGTATCCTGAAGAAGAGCAGAAGATCGAGTCGGCGTCCCCCTATCAGACCGACACCGTTCGGTATACCCCGCAAACTCGTAAGAGTTTCTATCGATTCATTCAAGAGCAGTATCGCTCCTTTCACATTCACCCTCAGGTGAAAGGGCCTCTGGATGAGAATGCTTGTGCGAAAATGAGTGGGTCTGAGATGGAATCCTTCCTGTATCAGAAATTCATCCGCGAATACATTCGGATGGCGTCTCCTTATCGTGGCATTCTAGTCTACCATGGTCTCGGATCAGGAAAAACATGTTCCGCCATTGCCGCAGCAGAAGCCATTTATGGCACCTCCAACCAAAAAATCATCGTCATGACCCCCTTCTCTCTGCGCGCCAATTTCATGTCCGAAATCTCGTTCTGTGGATTTCGCCATTTTCACATGAACAACCATTGGGTGAAGATGCCCCTTGTATCCGAAGGAGGCGTGACCTTTTTGTATGCACGATCCGTTCTATCCCTGTCGGAAGCGTTTCTGGGCCGTGTCTTGAAACGGCCCGAAGCACAACGGGTTGTCTGGATTCCCGATTTTACACTCGCGCCGAATCACATGACCCTGTCAGATCAAGAGCGCACCGATATTCGTCAGCAGTTGACCGAAATGATGGATCAGCGCATCACCTTTATCAGCTACAACGGTATCACCCTCAAAAAACTCATGTCCTATGCGTGCCAGACGGACGAATCAGGGACCCGCATGTTTGACAATGCCGTCATTGTGGTGGACGAGATTCACAATCTGATCCGTCTGATGCAGGGAAATCTGATGCAGTTTATGACCCCCTCCAAAAAAGGGAAGATGCCCTATGAACCCGTTACGCCTGGTCGTTGGGACCCTGTCGCATGCAAGGACCCGACCAAGAAATACAATCGCGGCTATTTGTTCTATAAATTGTTGACCGATGCGCGAAACAGTAAAATCATTGGTCTCTCAGGAACTCCTATCATTAACTTTCCAGAAGAACTCGGCATTCTTGCGAATGTGTTGGCGGGATACACGGAGTGTGTGGAGGTGCCCCTACAAACGACGGACAATACCATCATTGAGAAAATCAGGGGCATCGTAGAGAAAGATCCGCGAATTGATATCGTAGATGTGGATAAAAAGCATATGATGTCCACTCTTCTCATTTCCACGTTTCATGAAGGATATCGTCGGGTGGATACAGGTTCAGAGGAGGAGATTGCAGTGGAATATGATCCTACTGCACAAGAGGGAATTCGTGAACGGTATCCCGCGATCAAAGAGGCTCTCAAGGCTGCGGAAATCCCCATTGGGGAAGAGGTCTATGTGTCCTATCCCCGTCTTCCTGTGGACGATGTGGGATTCCGAACGGAATTCATTAAACCCGACCTCACGATCACAAACAAATTGGTCCTACAGAAACGGTTGGCGGGATTGATTTCCTACTATCGCGGATCCAAAGAAGAGTATATGCCCCGTGTGGCCCGCAATGAGGTGATCAAATGTCAAATGAGCGATTATGTTCTCTCGGCCTATACGGTGGAACGAAGTCAGGAGATGACGATAGAGAAGTCAAAAAAGAAGGATCAGGGAGACAGGGAGGATCCGTTTGCGATGAAGACTCCCTCAAGTTATCGTTTTCGCAGCCGTGCGATCTGTAATTTTACGTTTCCGAAGAGCATCACGCGCCCCTTTCCTACGTCAGCAGAGGAGGAAACGGAGGATGTGGGATCGGATGAATGGGACGATGCAGAGGCTGAATTTCTTGCCGAGGAAGACGATCTGGCGGATGATCTGTTAGACGACGATCTGTTGGATGACGAACTGTTTAACGAGGAGGACCTTCTGAGTGACAGTGAACTATTTGATGAAGATGATCTGTTGAGTAATAACGATCTATCGAATGATGAGCAACAGGGTGGTGCGGAGCCTGACGCAGCCATTGCTCTTGCGGAGCCTTCTGCGCCGATTGCAGCGCCTTCTGCTCCTGTGGCAAGAGCCCCCATCAAACGACCAAGCAAGGTCATTGTCCCTGCTGCACCTGTGGCTGCACCTGTGGCTGCATCTGTGGCTGCATCTGTGGCATCTGCTTCTAAGCCTGCGACCGAGCCTGTGGCCGAGCCTGTGGCATCTGTGGCCGAGCCTGTGGCATCTGTGGCCGAGCCTGTGGCATCTGTGGCCGAGCCTGTGGCCGAGCCTGTGGCACCTGTAGCCGCTCCACGACCCCCTATGAAACGCCCCACAAGTGTTGCCCCTGTCTCGGAGACTGTTTCACGGCCTGTGGCCGCTAAAGCATCCAATATGGCGCTTGATGATGAAAAAGAGCCAGAAGAGGAAGAAGAGGCCCAGAAGGACGCCGCGGTCGTTCAACGTGTTCGGACCTATCAGGAGCGCATCAAACGCGCAATGGACACATTGAATGCTCAGCGCGCCCTTTTCCTGAAAATGGATAACAAAGACCCCTCCTCACGCCTGTCTGAATTCTCTCCCAAGTTATACGAGATGATCAAGCGCATCAATGCCTCGAAAGGAAGCAACCTCGTGTATTCTCAATTCAAAACGGTAGAGGGTCTCGGTGTGCTCAGCATTGCCCTTCAAGCCAATGGATACGCCCCCATTACGATTCTGGGGGACAAGCCGCCCTTTTCGTTCTCCCCTGAGACGGTCGCCACTCTACAGAATCCTCAGTTCAACAAGAAGCGATTCCTCACTTTTACAGGAGAGGGTTCCAAGGAGCGCCGCCAATTAACATTGGATGTGTTTAATGGAAATCTGGAGAAGCTCCCCGCCTCCATGAAACGGCTCCTTCAACAGGCAGGATTTGAGAAGGATCGCAATCTCTATGGTGACATCTGTTGGGTGATCGGCATCACAGGAGCAGGCGCAGAAGGAATTTCTCTTAAATGTTGTCGTTCCGTCCATATCATGGAGCCTTATTGGAACAATGTGCGCCTGGATCAAGTCAAGGGTCGTGCTATTCGCATTTGTTCCCATAAGGATTTGCCTTTCAAGGATCGTGAAGTGGACATTTATACGTATTACACGGTGTTTTCCGAAGAGCAGCGCAGGACGTCTAAGGTGGCCGCCGTCTTCATGAGTTCTGACAAAGGCAAAACATCGGACGAAAACGTGTATGAAGTGAGCATGAAGAAGGACAAGGTGAATCAAGAGCTACTACAGGTGATGAAGGGTGCTGCAGTGGATTGCTTATTGAATGCTGCGGATAATGAGGACGTGGCGTGTCTGATGATCAAAGGCGCCGCGGATCAATATTTGTTTCATCCGAATCTGGATGTGGATGCTATTCGAACGAGCATGGAATACAAAGAGGTGCCTGTGGATCGTCCTGTGGGCCCGCAGGGTCCCGCGGCCAAAGTGAAAAAGGAGACGGCGTTGGAGGTAACGATCAAAAACGTGCCCTATGTGTTTCTACGAAATCCCAAAGGCGACGGATATCAATATCTGATTTATGCGAAAACGGATACGATGTTTCAGACGGCGGTGGGAGAGGTGCGCCGTGATCCGATTCAGGGACGATTTGTGGTCAAACCGACCTGGTATGTGGAGACGCGAGCGTAAAGCGTCCTTTCAGGCGAGGCTCTGCCGAGACTGAACCGCAGAACGCGAACTCTTTAGAGTCCCCACACCCCTCTCCATAGGAGACAGCACGTTATCCATCAACGTTATCCATCAAGAATGTTAGCCACGTCGTGAACTACATAACACCATAATAATGATAACAACAATGATACTACATAGAAAGAGGAGATATCGTCGAAGGGCAATATAATATCTCTCCTCCATCTCCATCTCAGGTATGTTTCTCATACACATGGGACATCGTTCACTCACACGCATCCATTTTTCAATACATGCTACATGATAGTAATGCTGACATCCAAGTGTTCTCCATTCTCCCTCTGTCTCTAAACAAATAGGGCACTCCCTCTCTGCTTCACTATTCATCTGATCCTATGAATGTGCCTTTGCTTAAGATCATGTTGTGGGGGCGCACAAAGCAGGCCCGCAGGGGCTGCGAGCCTTGTGAGCGCGTGCTTCACAAACACACCCCCCTCTGTAGGAGTGGACGCGAAGTCACACAACTCTATTGAGGGGTGTGGGTTACGCCTACTTCACGGGAGAGGGGTGTGGGTTACGCCTACTTCACGGGAGAGGGGTGTGGGTTACGCCTACTTCACGGGAGAGGGGTATGGGGACGCGAAGTGTCCCCATGGTCATACAAATGAATCCATGCCACATCGTATTGAAACGAGGTCGTAGACATCGCCTTCGTGCCCTGGGTGCCAAGAGACAGATTGCATAGTCTTTTGCCAAACAGGGAATCCTGACGGGTGACATAGACAGGCGGCAACGCAGGCTGTCCATAGGGCACGAGTTGAACTCGCATTCCCTCCGTCTGCTGAATCACCACGGTATACCAATGATTGACTCCCAGCCGATAGGGCGTAGGGATCACGCGTGTCTTTCCCTGTTTGCTCTCTTCTAGACGCATCTCTGCTGTGCTGCCATTGATTGTAGTTAACACAATGGAGAAAAAAGCGCCATCGGACATGATATGGAAGAGGGTCTCCTTGATCGGCATGCTGATCATACGAAAGGCAATCGTGAGGGTTCGCCAACTGCCCGCGTGAATGTTGGAAAGATGGATCCCTGACTGAGATGAATTCATTCGCGCAAACGCCTTTTGTCCAGGAACCGACATGCGCTCCTCCGTGCGAGTATACATTTCCAGGGAGCGCATCGAACAGAAGGAAAACAAGCCAGGATTCCGAAGTTCTTGGAAGGTGCGACTGACAGGATCCACTTCAAAGGCAAGAATCGGATCACGCGTGTCACATGCTAAGGAATAGACGACGTCATGGGACCCTACAAGAGAGCATGTATCCGCAGGTGATCCATAGAATTTCATAAGTTGGGGGGCCGTCCCGATCTGCATACGAGTCTCTGTCTCATGAAAGTCCAAAAGAAGTCCAGGGAGGTTCACAGGGATCCGATCGGTGAGATGGCGAGAGGCAGTATAATCCATGAGCGCGGGCTGGTTCAGGAAGAGCCAAAAGCCCTTAGAGGTTACACGACAGGTTACGGAAATAGGCTGTTTGACGCGAAGATCGGTCATATACAGAACGGCCTCTCCCTGTTCTGTGCCCCCTGCGTGATGCGATACCATATCTTTTTCAATCGTGCGCCCTAAGAATCCCACGATGCGCCCTGCATCTTTAACGAACCAAAAGGCTTCTACACCAGGATGATAGGGTGCTCGTTTGGCCTCAGGGACGGCGCCCAGCATACAGAGCATCGCCTCTTGTTGAATGGCGGGATCAGGATGCGTCATCTGGGACAGGGTATGTGTCCATCGCTGTCGGACCGCGCCCACTGTGCCCATCGTATGATACCATACCATGTTTTTCTCAGAAGGATACATGGATCCAGTGGTGTATCCTCCCATCTCTAGAAAGAGAGACTGTAAGCAACCCATGTCAAGAGTATGATCGGGCATATCGGAACACATCCGATAAGGGACACGAGTCAGTGGGATGTGAAGGGTCCGTCCTTGTTCCAACTGGTCAATGGGGCGATCGGTGACTGCTGCTTCTTGGAGGACCTGTTCCACTGTCGCAGGCCCTTGTCGTAAGAGGGATTTCTGAAAAGGAGGGCGAGTGGCACGCTGATACATTTTGATGACATCTCCGTCCCGATGACCTTCTTGATGCGTTTCAGAAAAGCCTGTGAGTGCCATGGACTGAGGGTCATACGTGGAACGAGGAAGGGAGGCACACGTTTCCCATAGGCGCGCGCGTTTTTCCTCTTCTTCTTTGATAAAGGACTTGCGCTGATCAGAAAAAGATACAGGTTCCATGGGAGCCATAGGGGCCATAGGGGCCATAGGGGCCATGGGAGCCATGGGAGCCATAGATGCTCGGCCTCTTGTTCCCACGGCAGGTCTTCGTTCTATCTCTTGAATAGGAACAGGGACAGGGACAGGAACCTGAAAGGCCTGTGCCAATCGTTGAAACATCTATCATGGTTGCATGTCTTATATCGGACAGCATTTCGCCAACCGCTCCCAGTTTCCAGGTGCCGCACTCGTTCCCCACGCAGGGACCGATCCCGCCACCTCGGTGTGCGTCTTACAATACCGATCCCCTGCCCGATTCAGGGTCAGCCATTCATTGTCCTTGTCTCCCACAGCGATCCAGTTGTCATTCGTGAAGGCAGAGGTCAATCCCGCCATTCCCACTTGACGACTCTTGTTGCAGATGTCGCTGGATCGGCACAATTTCTTTCCTTTATTTTCACAGACCTTTTTCATGTCTTGATAGGATTTGGAGGGCTGATTGGGGGCGACACGGACGTCAAAATTGGCCGCCGCCTCAGGGCATGCATCATAGGGCCAGTCGCCCAACTTGAATTGGGAACAGGGGCGACCATCGGTATAGGCAGGAGAGGCCTCGGTATATTTGGAGCAGTCTGCATCCTTCGTGCAGTCATTTGTTCCCCACATGCATCCCTCTTTTTTCCCGTAGCAGTGGGGAAGATTATTGCGCATGCCGACACAGAAGTTATTCGATCCACATTTGATGGGGGGAGCAGGAGCAGGAGCCACAGAAGCCACAGGAGCCATAGGGGCTATAGGGGCCACAGGAGCATCATCGCTTCCTACCACGGCCGTAGTGGACGGAAAATAAGTAAACTTATAAAAAGAGCGATCATTTGCACTATTATCCGTCTCATTCGAGGTCGTGCTTCCCACCTTGTTACGGATCGGATCGGCCGTGAAGAGAACCTGTTTCTGATCGTTCAGAATGGTCAGCACGGCGCCGTTCGCACGCTGGCGGCAACAATCCGTGCGGTTGGTCACTACAATTTGATAGATGGGAACCATCGAACCCAGATCCACCATGACCCATCCCTTGTCCGCACACGACGTATGAACAAATGTGTCAAGTTTCTGATCTACAACGTTCGCCCCTGGATAGGCGTTGCTTCCATATGCACTCGATGTTGTCACCACCATAGAAGGCCGAATGATATTCGGTCCGCCCTTCTCAGACATGACTTCTATCCCTGCAAGATTCAGACAACCCACTTGACCCATGTCGATACGAATGAATCGTCCCTGTAGCACATTGACAAACCCTTGTACTTGTGCTCCCTGTAACTGCTCACGCTCACGATAGAGAAGGGCACCCATGATAACAAGGAGAATAACCAGAAACAACACGTGATGAAGTATCACAATCTTCATTCTATTTGGTAGAGAGAAGGAAGATTCTGCAGAGCAAAACATAATTACGTAGAACACTAATAATTGTTATCAGGGCGCAATTGAGGCAACGAGTCCATCTCCCTCGTAATGATACGAAAGACGAGCTGAATCTGTCGGTTCAGATTGATTGCACGAATGGGCGTCTGGAGACTGACACCAAATGCCGCCAAGGTCGCCCCAAACTCGGTTCCAAACGGAAACAGAGAGACGCTCCCCGTCGTCGGATCATAATAGCGAGCCTGGATTACCACCATATTTGCATAGCCAACATCATTCACACCGTCGCGAATGCTCGTCACCGTATCCGTATATGCCGTAGCTAGCACCAGATGCCCCTCAGGACGATTGACCCACTGTGAGAAGGCACGAAGGCTCTGTCCATACGTCGGATCGTTCAGCGACTCTTCGGAATAGCCATATCCGCTGATCTGAATGCGATCTCCTGCGCACATCTCAAACTTGCTAAAGTATTTCGACATAGAGACATAAAAGTTGGCAGGGGATCCGCCCACCGCGGGCATCATCACGTTATACACCGACGGACTGACACCAAATTGGATGGGGATCGTAAAGGGAGAGCTCGTTCCTACCACCGTGCCCGTCTGAGGCGCAAGAATACCGTTGATATCAAACGTATCGGGGGTCGCGCTGATGAGCTCCCCATTCGGCCGACGAAGATCAATCGTCATCTTCTGAAGCGTAGACAGCGGCGTCGGATAATACTCTTTCTGGCACTTCATGAATTTGGGGATCATCGCAAGGAACCCACGCGCCTGTGTCGTATCCGACTGCCATTTCGCATCATATTGGAGAACACCAAAGCTGCGATCCATCTCGTTGTTTGTGCCGTAATTGTTATTCTCCAGTTCCTCCACGCGAACCGTAATAAACGGGAAATTGAGAATGTTGTCCTGATACGTCGTATCGGTCCCCTGTTCCGCCGTCGTGCGCTGAACGAGAACGGACAGACCCTCACCTGGAAGAATGGCCTTCACCAATTCAATGCGGACGATGTTCTTGAACTTCTGTTGAGAGGCCAGGGTCGGACCAAAACTCTGTCCATTCGCGGCGGGATCAAAGTTCACCGTAAAACGATAGCGATTCTCCTTGTTGTTTTGAAGCCAGTCACGATCCGCCGAATAGATAAAGAGATTATGCTCAATTTCACGGTAACTGACAACACGCTCTTCGCGCACCACCACGTTCTGAGGGAGATCCCGTTTCTCCACGGGCAGTAGCAGGGGCTGTGTGATCGTCGGATTTCCATTTCCAGACATGTTAGACATGGTATCAAAGGATCCTACCGCGCCGCGTAGCAGGTCACGACGATCAGGAAGGATGGCGAGAGGCAGATCCAAGGACGGCTGCGGCTGCTGTTGACGCTGAACGAGCGCGTATTCGGTGTTACGCTGGTATTCCCCTTGCTGAGAGCGAAAGGTGGAGTCGGCCGAGACACGAGCCTGGAGACCCGCTTCGGCCTTTCCTATGTCACTTGTGCGAATGTCACCTGCACGGAGCGCCTCGCGTTCCCGCTGTTTCTTCGCACGTTCAAACATTTCTGCAGCGGGCGGACCGTCTTCCGAGAGAGAAATCCGAAAATCAGGGAGCGACGAGGGGAGCGCCTTGACATCGTTGCGCTCCTGCGTCAACCGTTCGAATCGCTGAGAAGTCTCTTGGAACAATTGATCATTCATCACGGTCTGAACGGGCTCCACGTGTTTCACCGCCTCTTTTCGCTGAAGATACTGGGAGAAGTCCTTGGAGCAGGCGGTCAAGACCTCACGATTCAGGACGACGAGCGGTTTGTCTCCCTGTTTTTGATAGACCTGTTTGAGGTAATGATCCATCGTCTTGTCAAGGCGCTCCAAGTGCGCAGGAGTGAGGGTGATTCCATGGCGAGAAGGGAGATCCTGAACCAATACCGTGTGGAGGGTATGGTAATTGGATTCGCCAAAGAACGCCTCTTTGACGGATGTGCCCTTTCCGTCTTGTGTAACCGGACGATACATTACTACCTTTAGACCATAATTCTTTTAGATGCCATACGCACCTCCTAGTCGCAACCCCATTACGGATCCCTAGGAAAACTAGGAAAACTAGGAAGAGAACAAAATAGGCCGAAGCTGCAGCATCATCTGATCATCCACCGCGTCTTTACAGAATTGATCAAAGGGAATCCCGTGAATCATACAAATCAGAAAATACATACTGAACATTCCGCATTCTGTCCCGCCTCGCTGATAGCGTCGTGCGTTGTATGCCAGCCGACAGCCAGGAATCTGTAGGGTAAACGCTCGCATCAGTCTCGCAATCATGGGGGGCGTCTTGTATCCATAGGAGTCAAAGTAGCTGATCTGGGGAGCCACGATATCGTGGAGGTCAATGTATAACCCGACCCAATGACTCCCTCCTTTGTCGTGAGGATCCAAATTAAAGATCAATCCAATTCCCCGTATTCCCCGCTTTGTATACTCCTTTTTCAATTGAAGAGTGCAGATGTCTTTATGGAGGCATTGAACAACACCATCCGTGCGATAAGGGTCAGGGATGGAGAAGTCAATCGGAAGCACTCCCATAAAGCGAAACCATGGAAAGGGTATCTGGTATTGTTCCATGACGTTTGCGATGTTCACATTATCCAGCCATGTATCGGGTTTCTTTCGCCATGCAGCAGGGTAACGGGGGCGAAGATACTTATCACGAAGGTGTGTCTTCTCTTTGTCTCCTAGCCCACTCTTTTCTAGAAGGCAATGATCGGCTCCTGGTGCACAGGATGTTGCAGTCCACAGATCATGTAGGGTGCGAGCCTTCCAGGTCTTCAGCATATGGGAAGACACCGAATCCGGCAGACAGGTTCCTTGTGTCCCTTTGCCTTTGATACGCGGGTGACACCGAGTAAATTCGGAAAGGGCAAGTTTCCGCTTTTTTTGTTTCTGTTTACGCGTCGACATACAGGTTACTAGAGAATGATAATAAAAAAAGGAAGAGATAGAACGATGGCGTATGATATGACCATGTCGGACCTCATGATGAAAATCGGTAGTCAACTATGGATCGTGATCATGCTGATCCTTGTCTTGTGGTCAGGAGAAGAGGGGTCGTTTCCTGCGAATAACGTACGCAAACTTCTTACAGGCACTGCGACTGTCTCAAAATAATAGGGGGAATGGATAGACATGGACCCCGCCACACGTTATCAACTCTCTGTGGGAAGCGTGGTGATTGTTGTCGTTGGTATTTTTATTGCATCGTTTATTCACGTCACTACCTTCGTGGGATCAAATGATAATAGGGTGTGGTTAAAAAACAAACTCAACGATGTCACCTATCTATCGTTGGGAGGCACTGTGGCAGCCATCGCCGCCGCACTTGCATTCTATTACTTCAAGCCCGAATCCATCATGTATCTTCTTCTTTTTATGGCCTTCATGGGATTTGGCCTAGCCTGGGCGGCATGTGCCATTGCGTTGATCAAACGAAAATAAAGAGATGAAGTAGAATGTCTGCACCTGGTTCAGGCTCTACGGAAGAAAGTAAGTGGCCTATGGTCTTTATGGTCGGTCCAGGAATCGTTGGACTCGGCCTCTATATCTGGTCGGCCATCACGGTGGCCCAAGCGCATTCTGCTTCAGAGGACTATACGATCCTTAAAAACACGGTCCCCACGCTGATTGCTCAGACCCTCGTGGGCACACTGTTGTTGTATCTCGCCTTGCTCATGTATGTGATCCAGGACTTGAATGTGATGATTTATATTCTGGTGGCAATGGTATTTCTTACCTTTGGACTCTCTTACACGGCGGTGGCGATTGCTGCGATGTCTAGGTGAAATGCGCTTGCGCATTTCACTATTCATACCCGTGGCTTCGCCACGGCGATGTCACGGTAATCCGCAAAGCGGATTACATATCAGTGCATCGGCTTCGCCGATGCGATGTCTAGGTGAAATGCGCAAGCGCATTTCACTATTCATACCCGTGGCTTCGCCACGGCGATGTCACGCTAATCTGCTTACGCAGAGTAGCCTTTCATACCCGCGGCTTTGCCGCGGTGATGTCGCGGTGAAATGCGCCTTACGACGAAAGCTTCCACAAAGAAGGCAGAGTATGCTGAAACCGCAGATGCATCCCGTGCGAATGGGTCAATTTGGAAATTCCGTGAAAGCGAATGACGCACCGAATCTGATCCCCAGGCGCCAGTTCAGAGACGCGGCAGGTGGTTCCATTCTCGCATTTGACAAGGGACGTCGGATAAATATAGAGGGAGAGGAGTGAATCTTCCAGCAGAAAATGAAAGAGCTGACGAATGCGCTCATGAGATTCATGATGGATACCGAGAAGACTCGTCTGATGAACATAGAACATACTCACAATGTATTCGTGTAGGGTGTGGAGTTTGAGTTGAAAGTGAGGGTGGGCAGAGATATCCACGCGAAGGCGCGAATGTTCAGGTTGATATTCCATCACCACCATGGGAGGGGTGAGGATACTAACATCACGAAACTCCAAGGAGGGATCGTGATAACTCAGATAGGCGATGTTTTTTCCATAGGCCTGTGCCTGAAAGGGTGCTAATTGAATATGATGGATATCAAATACGGGATAGGGGATAGTAAGAATCATAGCTGACCATACGTAGGACGGGGTATTTAGGTTCATACGGTCCAGGGCTACCATTCGGGCCAATAAGCCCATTCGGGCCAATAAGCCCACTCGGGCCACACGTAGTATCCATAGGGCCAGTAGGGCCAATAGGGCCACCATGATCCTCCATATCCACCATATCCATACCCACTTCCATATCCATACCCACCTCCGTAGCCTCCATGAACACGACCACCACGATCATGATGGGCAATGCCATATCGCACACCACCGTGTCCACCACGACCTCCGTGTCCGCTGTGACCTCCGTGTCCGCTGTGACCTCCGTGTCCACTGTTTCCGCTGTGACCTCCGTGTCCACCACGACCTCCGTGTCCACTGTGACCTCCGTTGCCGCGTTGTCCGCGGAATCCCTCGCTCCAGACACGTGATACAAAGGCCCCCACCAAGATGAGAAAGATCGCCATGGCAAGCAATGCCAGTAAGGCTACGAATCGCTGATTCATCTATTAAGTATCCCCACTTGATAGATGAACCTAGTTCAGTGCCCCCATTGTCAACAATGGATTGACATCGTAGAATTAAATTGCCGCATTTTCCGCTGTGGGATCTTCAAACACAATGGACAGCAGATTCCCCCACACGCTAGCAAAGAGGAATGTGATCGGATACAAGGAGAGATTTATGGATGTGGAAGGCCGTTCCGCGTGGACCCCTGTGCCGATGGTTCTTATTGCGCAACGGTGTGTGGATACATCTAGGGGACCTAAAGAGCCCACAGGGGCACCTAAAGCATGCCATGATTCAGGGGGTGTATGTGAAGCATTCGCTTGCGTCTCCACGGGAGAGGGTGAATACGTCGTCCTCTCCACGGGAGAGGGGTGTGGGGACGCTTGCGTCTCCACTGGGGTATGGGGACGGAACGTCTCCACTGGGGTATGGGGGCAGAATGCCTCCATAGGGGTGTGGGGAAACGCCCGTCTGCGACGGGCAGTGTCCCCACTTAATACGCAAAGAGCAACCCCGCTCGCCCACCATACACGCGAAGCATATTATAGGTTTCCGCATACACATAGACGATGGACCGCGAATACGTAAATCCCGTCGTCGGGCTAGAATGAGCCCGAAACGTCAACACCAAATCACGAGACCCAATGTTGTCCAGATTGGCCTCCCCACGCGGCTGAGAGAAGGGAGTCAACCCATTCTGAACACCAAATGGAATGTTATAATAATAGCGATTTACCCATGGCGCCTTCCGTTGTTCACGAGAGGGAAGAATCGCCCGAAAGAGCGCACACCCTTCTGTTCGGAATCGCACAAGGGAGCCCTGATAGTTCAGTTCCATGCCCGAAATCGGTTCCGCATCCGACAAGAGAAACCCTGGACGAAGATACGCCGAGGGTCGATCCGCCAACAGCCCAATCGCATCAGGCCACCATGGCGTCTCCGCCCCATTCGGCAATGTATTCACGGTCCCTGTGAGATCACGAGTGGCCAAAAAGTGCGCATTGTAGGATGACGCCATATAGGGCTGACAGAAGAAGAAGAGATCGCGGGTCGGATTAGGGACATCTAACCGAATCCGTGCCACAGGGAGCCCCCGTGTATCATAGGCGGGTTGTGCATAATGCTGAACAACGGGATATTGAAGATCGCCCAACCGAAATCGATTGGCCTCATTTTGATCCAGATACACATATTCGGCCATAATGTAACAGTCTCCCAACAGCAAAGAGGGCATCGTGATGACACCGTTTTGATTGGACAGCGGGGTCTGGGACGGGTTCACCACGGGATCCGCGGCATAAAAAGAACTCCCTTGGAGGGGCCATAAGGACGCCCCATCTTCTGCGGAGGACTGCGCGACATGGGTCGGCGTGGAATACAACCCCCCCACGGGACGAAAGGTCAGGCCGACGCGGACATCATCAAATGAAATGGCGTCAATGGGAAGCGCGCAGCCTGGATCTCCTCGTGTAAACCAGAACGGAAGAGGGACCACCACCGACTCCTGATAGGGTTCCGTTCCTCCCAATGCTCCTGTGGCTTTGGGCCATCCAAATGACGTCGAGCTGAACCCATTGTCTTTTCGGCGAATCATCTCGTTCACCAAGGGCACTTTCTCAAGGGGTGTCTGGAATTCGTCCAGTATTTCCATGAGTCGCCCATCAACCGTTTCTACACGCGATCCACCAATGTCTAATGTCATGCGGCTCACGAGGGCGTGTCCTAGTGAATTCGTCCATCCAAAAGAGGGAAACGCGGGCGCCCCTGCTGCAAGAGCGGCAAGTCGTTGAGACGTATAGATATCAGGCATCTGCGCAACCAAATAGAGTCGCGTGACCAAATTCCCTTTTCGCAGAATCCGAAAGAATCCCGTTTGTCCAAACGAGGGCGTGTTTTCAAAATCGAGCCGCTCCCATCGCGTCGTGAAACGTCCCGCCTTGTTCCATACTTTTTGAAAGGGAAACAAGGTCGAACGAAAGGACAACCGTTCATCCTGAAGTCCTGAGGAGATCACTTTGAGGAGGCTGGCCACCATCTTCTTAGTAGAGATATTCAGAGCCTTAAGTGAATGTGCGATCCTACCACATAGCCTCCATACAAGGAATAGACAACGCATAGACAACGCATAGACAACGCATAGACAACGCATAGACAACGCATAGACACAAATGTTTATCACGAGCCTGTATGATCTCTATGGGAATCCCGATGCCATGCGGTCCTATCTGGAGCTCTTTCGGCCGTTGGCGGAATCGGGTCTTCCCTTTCTCATCTTTACCGATCCGTCTCTTGTGTCCCTTTGGGATGTGTATCCGAACCTCCGTATTATTCCTCTACCCCTTTCGGAATGCGAGCTCTATCAAATCGGAATGGCCTATACAGGCCCCCTGCCCACGCATCGTCATCCCACAAAGGACACGAAAGAATTCTTTTCCCTCATGAACACCAAGATCGAGTTCCTACAAAAAGGCGCGGCTCTGACAGAGGATCACACGCTGATCTGGCTGGACATGGGGCTCCTCAAGATCGCCAAGAACAAAGAACGATGCATCGAGCATCTTCGCGCCCTCCATGCTAGCACCTTTAAGAAGATCACGATTCCAGGATGCTGGTCCCATATGCCCGCCTGTGACGTTGACCGAGTCAATTGGCGATTTTGTGGGGGTCTCTTGATCATCCCTCGCCGATTTCTCTCATCATTCTACGATCATTCCAAGAATGTGCTAACGGATTTTTGCACGATGCCGATCTATAAATTGTCATGGGAGACGAATGTATGGAGTGTCATTGAATACTGTGCGGAGAGAGAGAACATTCTATGGTATCAGGCAGATCACAATGACAGTATGATCATGGGGGCGCCTGTCTCTCTACCGTCTGGTCTTCCATTCCCTTCCAGTATTCCGCTTTGCATTCCGCTCTGCATCCCGCCCATTAATCCGTAAACAGTCTCTGACAGATCCCCCTGTCAAATCGTATCCACTGGTAATGAATCGCAAAGACAAAGACCTCCCACCCTCCTACCACGGCGGGATCAAACACACACGGCGGTGACAGCGTCGTCAGATCGGTCGCAAGGGGGGTGCGAACGGTTAACTGGAGCTGAATGGACGTCGCACGACTCATGTTGGCACTTCCACTGGGCTGGTGGCTTTCAGGAGACGTCGAAAAGGAATAGCCATAGACCGAGGACGCATACGCATTCCAGCCGCCACGATGCGTCTTGGCGATGTGTTCACGGAACCAGTCTCCCTCTGCGGAAATGACTTCACTTCCTTGAATGCGAAGGGAGGCTGACACGAGCCATGCGGGGACGACGCGATCAGGGGTGGATTCTAGGCCAATAGACGGTGTAAAATTCGCCCATTCATTATTGACACGCACGGCCTTTCTGCGAAACACCCACACCAATTCGGAAACGGGATGATTGAGCTCCAGGGGCAACTGAATGGTCACCTGATCGGAAGAACCGCCCTTGCTCACCAGATATTTCAGGGGCTCCTCAAAAGAAAAGGGTTGAACGAGTTTCACGATCTGTTCAAAGGGTTGGCGCATCATCTTACTGCGAATGGATCCTGAGAGCAACGAGCATGTCGTAACCAGTCGCGCATCACGAAAGTCGGGGCATTGTGACAGTGTCTGGGTCGTCTGAGGAAGTCCAGTCGTGGTATTCACAAAGGTGACGGTCTTTCCAAGGGGCGTATCCGAAGCATTCGCACGATATCCGAGATAGGACCGTGCCATCTGTTCAAAGGGGCGGAGCGTCACATCAATCCGAACTTGTCCCTCATGGCACGCTAAGAGAGGAAAGGCCTGTTCCAAGGGGGTGCGAAAGAAGAAAAACGGGAGCAAACAAAAATACGTTCCGTCTTCCGTGGGAAAAGGGCGGACGGGATGAAAGGGCGTCTGGAGAACAGCCTGAGACGAGAGGAGGGAATAGGGGACGGACCCCACCGCATCATTAGTAATTCCCACAAGCGTATTTTGATCTGAATAGAGGGCGAGATAGGCCGCGATGAATTCCCCTGTGATGCGCTCGACCGTCTGATCGCCTACAATGAAATCGGCAGACTCGATGATACTGGCTCCCATGCGATTGATAAAGGTCCAGTAGTCGGCAGCGTGCCCCGCAAGATCAGTCGTCACCGATCCGTTTTCCAATGCAGCGAGAATGTCTCCCTTATACCAACTGCCAAGACGGAGCTGAAGCATCACGGACTGGAGCATGTCTCCCGCAGGAAGAGAGCCGATTTCAAAACTGAAGGTGTGTCCCCAACTCGCAGGGCCGCGCTGGGTGGCCTCTTGGATACTTGTGGTCGTCGGATAGATGGTGTTGGAATCACGATGAAACCAGGAGGCCTCAGAATCAATGGGAAAATAGGTATTGTCTTGTGCATCACGATTCGTGAGATCTAAGACAGTAGTGATGTCGCCGCGTGGGCGAAAATAATCCGCCATCTTACCTATTCAGTGTGTGAGAGGTTTAGATTCATCCTGTGTGGATCCAGCAAGAAGAAGAATGATTCCATAGGACCCCTGAGAGATCTGAAATTCGCGCGAGATCTGCAGGTCAGTCGGCTCATGTGATACGGTGGTAGGGATCGAATACCACTGCCGAGGGACAAGAGGGGTAGAGGACCATGATACAGAGAAGGGATCCGTGATAGAACCATTCCCGTCCACTGCGGCGAACATAAAGACCGTCCATGGCCCTGGAGGGATGGAAAAGGTAACACTCGTGTCCACCTGATCGGCTGTCAAGCGATGAATCACCCGATGGGGGTTAGGAACGGATAGACTGTAAGAAACGGGAGCACATGGGCGATGAAAAGGCATTCTAAAAAAACAACATAAGGACGAATTTAAGTAGAGTATAAATTTGACGGTCGCGGGACGGAAAAAGGAAAGTAACACATCATGTCTGTGATACGAAAAGGTTCACGGCCGAAAATATGCGTGCCTGCGCCTTCTGAGCCCTCTGAGCCTTCTGAGCCTTCTGAGCCTTCTGAGCCTTCTGCGGAGCCCATGGTAGAGGTAGCGCCTGTCGTAGCGTCTGTCGTAGCGCCTGTCCGAAAAAAGAGACCTACAAAGGTTGTGCCGAAAGAGCCTATGGAAGCATCGACAGAACCCGAGGTTCCCAAGGCCAAGGCCAAACCAAAGGCGCCCAAGGCCAAAGCAAAAGAACCAAAAGTCTCCAAGAAAGCCGCCGAACAAGAGATCCCCCTTCTTCACAAAGAAGTGACGCTTCCTACGCATCAAGAGATGGACATGGAAGAGTATTCGGCGGAGGGGTTTCATATTGAATATGTCCCCCTCTCCGTCTTCACCCACGATGGCACCACTTACTTTCGAGACAAGCGAAAGAACAAACTCTACCAGTATAGTGGACCTCGTCGTGTCGGGAGATACATTGGTAGATATCATCCAGGACGAGAGGAGATCTTTACGGATCTTCCTGATTCAGATGCGGAGGAGTCCTAATACGGTGTCATGCCACCAAAGATACTGAGGAGTCCTAACGTGACAAAGAATGCAGAAAAAAAGAAAGAGATCCATCAGAGAATGAGCACGCAGAGCTCCTTTTTATTGGCTCGTCAAATGCAACAGCAACAGGAACTTCAAGCCACCCGCACGGCCCAGATCCTTCAACAGATTCAAGCGAATGTCCCAGCCATCACATCCACCATACAAAGTGAATTGCGCATACTTCAAGAGGAGAGATATACCCCCTATCGTCCTCGTGCGGTAGAGGTGATGCCACAGTCGGTCATTGACTTGCAAATGCGAACGGCGAACGTGGGCGTCCCTGTTCCCACGATGACCATTGCCAACTGTAAGGGAATTCAATTTGTTACAAAGTAAGCGCCCTCCCAACAGACATAAAAAATAGATTCCTGTGGAATCCGTTTTTTAGTTCATATGCGAGCTGTTTCACTTGCGAGATTTACTTGCGAGCTGTTTCACTTGCGAGCAACGATCTTCTTCTTGATCACGGTTCGCTGCGGGGCGGGAATCGGCTCCACATCATCGCCATCGTCGTCCTGGACCGACGGCATCATGGAGGCAACCACGGACGAAGCAGCTGCAGACGGGCGGAACGCGGGGTCATCCTCCATCTCCTCGTCGTCCTCGGCACTAGCAGCACTGCCTGCGGCGACAGAGGGAGCCGTCTCCAGACCCTTGAAGGCGAAATCGCCAATCTTCTCAGGGAGCTTGTGAATGGCGATCTGCTTCGCGCGCCACGTCAGGCCAAACTTGGAGCCCGCAAACCACACGCTGCTGCAAGTGATGATGGCCGTCACTTGAACGCCCTTGGCGAGCATCTCCTCCACGGGAAGGCCCGTATACGGGCTGCCATGGACATCGTAGAACTTGGACTCAAAGTCATCGCCGTTCTTGCGAAGGGTCACCTTCAGATTCGGGGGATACGCAGCCGGTTTGCCATCCGCGCCCATGCTGTATTTGACGCACGGCGTGTAGAACGCCTTGACCACCTCACGGCTCATCTCGGCCTTGAACCACGCCTTGCTGTTCTTGACGCCCTCATCAATCATCTTCTCGTCCAGCGCCGTCAGAGCATCCAGGAACTGCTTGATGTCCTCGCGCTGCTCCTGACCGCGAAAGGAGATGTTGATGGAATACTTGGTCGGGCCGAACTTGTCATCCACGTTCAGGCCGAAGGGAAGAGACATGGACACGGCGGTCTGCATGGTCAGCGCCTCACGATTGTAGTTGAAGTAGGAGGACTTGGAGCCATTCTGGAGCGAGCGCGGGGCAGAGATGGTAACACGGGAGGCGTCGAACTGGGTGGGGTAGACAATGCTGGACATGGTAGATCTGTATCTTTGTGTATGACTTTCTTTTTAGTGTTTTGAACCCGTCAATTTTTATGTCCGATGCGATTTTTCGCGTGATCTTGCAACATTTATGCCTCTTATCCTACGAATACAATGAGTGACAGCCCTCCATCATTCAGATACCGTAGACTCGACTTTCTACCGATCGTATCCTACTGCATCTCATAGCGTATCCCGTTACAATATCCCATTACATCCTGTAAACCACTGTCTTACGATCATCTCCCATCAACAAGAGGGCCCTTCTCTATCATATCCTCTACGATTTGTCACGATCTATCGCTAGATGACGTGGTTTCAATAAAAAAAAGGGAGGAACGGTCTCACAAGGAGTCTACGGCGGCCTCCCCCCGTAAAAATTGATGCGAAAGTTTGCCAGAGAGAGAGGTATAACGCGTTTAAATATGTCAAATACTTCCACCGGTATTAATACAATGAGCAAGAGCACCTCCGCCGCCCCCGCTGTGAAGAAAGTTTCCAAGAAGTCCGACGCCGAGGCCCCCGTTGCCGTCGCCGCTGTTGCGGCCGTTGCGGCCGTTGCGGCCGTTGCGGCCCCCAAGAAGGCCAAGGCGGCCGCCCCCGCTGCTGCCACTGCTGCGCCGGTTGCGGCGGCTGCGCCGGCCCCCGTCGCGACCGCGGTCGCGGAGGTTGCCGCTGCCGAGGTCAAGACCATCGAGCAGGAGATTGCGGGCCTGATTGCGACCCACCAGAAGGTCCGCGATGAGTCCATTGCCGCCATCAAGACCCTCCAGCGCTTCCAGAAGCGCGTGGCCAAGGATCTGAAGGAGGCCGGTCGTCGCCGCCGTCGCGTCAAGAAGGAGGACGATGGCACTGTCAAGGAGAAGCGCCCGACCATCTTCACCACCCCAGTGACCATCAAGGATGAGCTGTGCGTCTTCCTGAACAAGCCGAAGGGCACTCAGATGACGCCGGCGGATGTCACTCGCGCGTTCTCGGCCTATGTGGAGACTCACAAGCTCAAGGATGCCGAGAAGGGCCACACCATTCACCCGGATGCGGCGATGCGTAAGGTTCTTGGCGTGAAAGAAGGCGAAAATTTGAGCTATAGGAACGTGCAGAGTTATTTGTATAAGCTTTACGTGCTACCGGAGAAGAAGGCGGCTAAGTCTTCGTAATACAAAAGAAACTGACGTGACCCCCACCCTCACCCTCGTTTCCTAAAACCGACTAAACAGCTTCCCTCCATGACCACTTTCTCTCAATATCAAAAAAAATAAAGTGCCTCCTCCATGAAAACATAGCAATCTATTTTTTCATGGATCACTCTTCTATCTCCTCTTCCACAGTGGCCACAGCAGCTTCCACCGCGGCCACAACAACCTCTTCTTCGTCTCCATGAAGCACATAGAGAACTCCCGTTTTTGAGCAAATCCAAAACTCAAAGGTGTATCCGTCCGCCATTACTTGATCCCGTTTCGCTCGATTTTTACCCAACTCGGTGCGATACGTATACGTCGATTTCACTTCAATAATACGCCGCTGACCCTCCACATACAAATCAGGATAATATCGATGGGTCTTCCCCTCCCATTCATAGATAAAGGTGGGGATGAGCTTGGGATCATTCGTGATCTCTGTTTCTTTCAGGGTGGAGAGGAGAATCTTCCAGGCCACATCCTCATATCCCTGATACATGATCACATCGCCAGAGGGAAGGATAAACTCTTTGCGTTTATAGCCACGATTCGCGACCTTTTCAAACATCTCCGTGTTTCGCATGATGTCTTTGTGACCATAACGCTCTTCACAGGTCTGATCCTTCTTCAGTTTGATGGATTCACAATGGAGAGGATTGGCGGCACCATAGGTATCGATCATGGTTTGTGCAATCCGATCACGGATCCCCTTATTTTGGAGAACTTCTTCGGTCTGATACCGCTCCATGTTGGTTTGTTTACGACGTTGGAGGACCTCTTTGTTCTGTAGAGGGCTATCTACCCCATACCGTTCGCGATAGGTTTGAACGCGTTTGTCTTTGAGCTCATCGCTCTGAGAGGCGTGCTCCACACCATAGAGCTCCACCATGGTCACAGTCCCTTTCGCTCGAATCTCCTCACTTTGAAGACTATACTCCACTCCATAGCGTAAGAGGTTGGTCTCTTTTATTTTTTGTTTCACTGTCTCGCTCGCAAAACTATGGGCTACTCCATATTTCTCTATGCTTGTTTTCTTTTTCTTCTCTTTGAACTGGTCCGTGTGTAGAGCGTTTTTAGCTCCATACCGCTCCATCATCGTCTTCTCTCGTTTCTCCACCGTGCACCGAGGGCATTTATGGGGAGTCTCTATTTCATGGCGTTCACAATAGGGCATCTTGATCATCTACTGTCTCCTCTATCATTGCATCCATCAATTTTTATAGACAGTGAGAGAATAAAGAGTAATCTTTTTATGGTATTTGTAATAGATATACAATGGCGTATTATGGCTACGCACCGCCAGTATGTCCCCCGCGACCCGTTCCTCCATGTTATCCAACGATCTACATGGCCACAGGTCCCACAGGAACCGAGGGTCCGCCAGGATTTTCCAGTAACACGGGAGCGTCCGGTTCTATGGGATCCACTGGTGTAACGGGTGTAACAGGTGTGACGGGTGCGACGGGTCCTACAGGAATGACAGGTGCAAAGGGAGATCCAGGTCTTGCCTCGAATACGGGAACGACGGGTGAGACGGGACCTACAGGCCTTATAGGCCCCACAGGCGAAACCGGTCCTACTGGTGAGACGGGTCCCACAGGTGAGACGGGACCTACTGGTGCAACGGGTGAAACAGGCCCTACTGGCGAAACGGGACCTACAGGTGAGACGGGTCCCACTGGCCCCACAGGCGACACAGGTCCCACTGGAGAGACTGGTCCCACAGGTGAAACAGGACCTACCGGTCAAACAGGCCCCACTGGTGAAACAGGCCCTACAGGTCCCACAGGTCCCACAGGCGACACGGGTCCCACGGGAGAAACGGGTCCCACAGGCGAAACAGGTCCCACTGGTCCCACGGGAGAGACAGGACCTACTGGCGCAACGGGCACCACGGGAGCACAGGGTCCAACAGGATTTTCGGATCGCTACCTCACTGCCACGACTACTGCTGTCCTTCTCAGCCCCGTCTTCGATGGATCGGAATCTCTCACGGTGTCCACAAATCTTGCCTATCTGCCAGGAAATAGTGTCATCATTGTGTCCTCTTCGGATCCCACAACGTCGTTTGAGGCCCGTGTCCAGTCGTATGATCTTGAAACAGGCGCTCTCGTTGTTGATACGATTCGTAACATCCAAGGCGATTTCAGTTCTACCGTGGTCTACAATGTGAACCTGGATGGCATTGATGGTCCAACGGGTGCGACAGGATCGACAGGCATGACGGGTGCCACGGGCTCGACAGGATATACTGGTGTGACAGGATATACAGGACCCACGGGTGAAACCGGTCCAACTGGCTCTACAGGATACACGGGAGCCACAGGCTACACGGGTCCTACTGGCGAGACAGGAGCGACAGGCTACACAGGAGCCACAGGCTACACAGGCCCTACTGGTGAAACTGGTCCTACTGGCCCCACGGGAGAGACGGGTCCCACTGGCGAAACGGGTCCCACTGGCCCTACTGGCGAAACGGGTCCCACAGGTGAGACAGGTCCTACTGGTGAAACGGGTCCCACGGGCCCTACTGGCGAGACAGGTCCCACGGGCGAAACGGGTCCCACTGGTGAAACAGGCCCAACTGGTGAAACAGGCCCTACTGGCCCTACTGGCGAAACGGGTCCGACTGGTGAGACGGGTCCTACTGGTGAAACAGGACCCACTGGTC